ATTTCGATACTCATTCTTAAGTATCTTAGCCAATTCCATTTTGACTGTATCACCACTACCATTTCGAACGGTACCTTCGGAACTGATAGCGACAATCAGATAGTCATCGTTTTTGGAAGCACCCTGTTCCAACGCACCAATAACATCTTCTCGCACATCACCAGATAGCCACTCGTCAACGGTGTTGATTCTGCTGTTCAGCCCCTGCAACTTATCAATACTCATAGGTCTGATCTCCAACAGAGATCCTGTAAGAAAGTTCTCAATACCTTTCTTGGTTGATGCGAGTTTTTGACGATTTGCCTTTGATCCTGTTGTATTCTGTAAAGATCCCTCTGTAAGGAAATCAAAGAGCGGACCTCTTGCTCTGGTAATTGCTGTACGAATTGGTGACAGTACCTCTTCCGACTGTTTCATTGTAGGTGCTGTTGTAATCTGATGAGTTGTAGAAGTGTCAATATTCAAGAAATAACTCTGAATACATGCAGCATACATAGACTTCGCAGCACCTCTGGCTACAATCAAGTATTGCTTATTGATCAGACGTTTCTTGATAGTTTTCCGAACATACCGCCCAAGCTCTGGATCATATACGCTTCGCTCTTTATAGTAATACCATCCAAAAATCTCTTCCGCCCAGAGTTTGAATGAATCAAGCAAATGTAGATCTTCACCGTCAGTTAAGGTCATCTCATTCTCACAAAAATGGATAAATCCCTCTACCGCCCGATTGTCATACCAATAACCCGGATTATCAATCAGGGCATCAATCCGATACATCTCAAGTTCTACTTCTTTGCAAATAGGAATCTTTCCACTCATTACAGCGTCTCGAAACAGCCCATAGTACTTAGGAGTCGCTGTATTGCTCAACGCCATAGTTTGTCACCTACTTTCGTAATGAAATGATTTGTATTGTATTGTACTTAGTGTTGTGATATACTTGATATACAAGGAGGTATCGCATCATGAACGAGCTTGATTCAAATATTATTAATTTTCCAGAAATAGCAAAACAAAATAATTTTGAAATAGAACCTTGTGATTTAGCTGCAATTACCCCAGGGAAATACACAAATTTTCCTATATCTAAATTGGGAAAATCACAAATGGGGCTTTTGCAGTCTCAGGTTATTAATGCCATAGATTCAGCAGCACTCGCGAATGCGTATATTGTTAGATTTCCTGAAGGTCTTCCACATACTTTAATGAAATTAGGTCAAGGAGGTGTATCAAGTACTGTAGTAAACGCAAGTGGACGTATTGCAGGAACAGCATCACTATTCGACGCACAGTTTCTTGCTGTAGTG